CTGTCGCCTAGTCCCCGGCGGCGCTGAGCGCGTTCAGGAGCGTGTGGTGGCCCGGCTGCACCCGCACACCCTCTCCGGTGCGGTGCTCGCTTTTATATTCGACGTAGATGGCCTCGGGGGCGTCGTTGGTGACGATGCCAGCCGCTCTGTCACCTTTCCACCCGCCGTGGTCAGTCGTGTGCACCGAGAAGCTCTCCTTGTACCGGCCCCGGTGGGTATCCCGGCCGGTGCCGGCGTAGACGGGCGCGGTGGCCACGGCCTGGTCCATGACGGCCTGGGCGCGGCGCCCCATCTCCTCCACCATGAAGTCAGCACGGAGCATCTCGCCCACGCCGGCGTAGGAGCCGGTATACGTCGATTCGGCCATGGCGCCCTCTCAGGACTGACTTGTGCCCGTTGACAGGTCCGTGGACTCCACGGGCAGCATCGCGGTCGCACCCGTGACCCTGCGCAGCTTCACCAGGACAGGGCCGATCGTGCCCGTCCACGGCGACTTCCACGTGCTGGACTCGCCCACCACGTGATACTGCTCGCCTGTCGTGCGCAGGATCTGGTCCAGAGGCGACACCGGGGTTCCCTGCGGCAGGTAGATCTGGTCGGTCGACGTGACCTGCCTGGTGCCTTCGGCCGCCTCGGCCTCGGCTCCCGGCACGAACGCGCACGGGCCGACCTGCGATGAGGCGTAGGTGAGAACATCGTTGCCGCGGGCATCCTGGCCGCTCACTGAGGCCGTGAGATACGTAACCATCTCACCGAAGGAGCCGAGGACCGGGGTTCCCTCGGTGCCGATGACGGTCATGCGACGTGCCTCCAGGTCTTGCGGAGCAGGAGAGCGCTGACGGATGCCTGCGTCAGGCCGTACTGCGCGGCCAGCGCTACCTGAGTGGTGCCGCCGACATATGCGGCACGGATATCGCGGACGTCGTCCTCGGTGAGCCTTGCCCTGCCATTCCGAACGCCAACGGAGTCTGTGCCGTCGCGGACTTTGTCCTCTGCCTGCTGATCCCGCGTTCCGTAGCAGAGTTGCGACGCCCGGTTGTCGAGCTTCCCGTTCGGGCCGTGGCGGACTTCCTCGCCCTCTGGGCACTCCCCGGTGAACGCGCGGGCGACGATCCGGTGGACTGCAATGCGTTCCCTGCGTGTGCCGCGGGCCAGGTTGACGGCCAGGTAGCCACCGAGGCCCTCCGGGAAGGCCCTGAGAATCTTGCCGCCCTTGAAGCCTGTTGCAGTCCAGTGCCGCAAGCTTCGCACTCGGCCGAGACTGCTGACTTCATAGAGGTCTTCCCACTCAGCCACCGGCAGCCAGCGCTCCGCTGGCTCGGCCACATCGAAGGGCAGCGTGGGATGGGATATGCCAGAATCGGCCACAGCGCAGGTCCTATCTGCGTCAGGGCACGGCCCGGTGTTACCAGCACCATAAGGGCCGTGCCCGCCTATTAAGTTAGTTCGATTCTACAGTTCCGAGCAGCTATTCCCCGCGCATTAGCGGAGTTGCGTCATGATCGTTGTCTCGGTGATCCGGTAGTCCTTGAGTGCCGCAAGGTCGGCCGACGTCAGCGCGACGGCCACACCGCCGCCTCCGCGTTCCAAACGGTACGAATACGGGCCAATTGTTTCGCCGATCACCCCAGCGGCCATGGTTGGTGCCGTCAGGACACCAAGGACGGCATTGGCGCAAACCATGTTCACGTCATCAGGGTAAGCCGTGTAGCCGAACGAGTAGACAATCCGGAACGTACCGGGATACAACGATGAGGTCCACCAGACCTCGGGAAGATTGATGATCCCATGCCCCGGATCGATTCTAATGGTGCGAATCGAGTCAAAGGTGTACCAGGGAATCGGAACGTCCGGCAGCCCCATCCCGCCGCCGATGGCTACCACTGACGAGACCGACTGGACGGGATACTGCGGCAGCAGGATCAGGCTGTCGTGCCCGAACAGCACAACCTCCTCGTCCACGTGCAGCAGGAAGTCCCGGCGGCAGTAGCGGCGGATCTGCGCGCTCGCGTCACCCAGCAGCGGGACCGCGCGGGTGGCCTCCGCATCCGTCAGCGCCCGGCCGAGCCGGGCGGAGATGTCATCCGCAGTAGCAAGGGGCGGCAGGCTCATCCATCTGCCCCCTCCCGCTGGTCACGTGACATCTCCGCACGGCTGCGGGTTCTAGTGCTGGCGGGCGCGCCCGTTGATGAACACGTTGAAGTTCGCCGAGTTGCTCTGCACGCCGGACACGAAGTCGCCCTCGTGCATGACGATGCCCAGCCGCTGGGTGGCGCTGGCCAGCGCCGTCACGGCATTGGCGCCGAACACCGCCGCGTCGGCCAGCTTCGTCGCCGCCCCGGCCGTGCCGCCGCTGGAAACGACGTCCAGCGTCAGCGAGTCCGTGGTGCTGCTCGACTCGTTGACGACGATGACGCTGTCGATGATCCAGTCGTAGCCCTGCGGGACGGTGGCCAGGGTCGCGGCCGTCGTGATCGGCGGGTTGCCCTTGTAGAAGGTGGTCTCAAGTTCGACTGCCATGCGAATCTCTCCTGTTCCTGGTGATGTCTGCCGCGGATCAGGGCCCGGCTACGAGGCGATGTAGCCGAACGGGAACCGCATGGTCGTGCCGGCCGCCCCGTCGATCGAGTCGGTAGGCTGCAGGATGGTGACCGGGTTGGCCACGGCGTACGCCATGCGCATCGTCAGGCGCATCGCGACGGCGTCCTGCTGCATCAGGTTGAGGACCACGACGCCGTTGCTGTCGGAGATCACGCCCTCGGAGAACATCTTGAACGTCATGTCCTGGCGCAGGCCGATGATGGCCTTGCTCCAGTCGCCGCACAGGGTCTGTGCCTTCGCCGCCTGCCACGACCCGTTGTCGATCATGGAGAGCTGGAAGCCGTACAGGTTCCCGCCGGCGGCGTTGGACATGTCCGGCTGGTAGATCGGCAGGCCCTGCGCGGAGCGGATCCCGGCCAGCCGCCAGTTCATGCCCGGCCGGGCCGCGAACCCGTTGACCGAGTAGCCGGTCTGCGACATCAGGTCACCGAGCGCGGTGACGGACTGGCCGAAGTCGTCCGACGGCTCGGTGCCCGCGGAGTCCAGGAACCCGTCCTTGACGTAGTTCCCCGCCTGCGTGGCCGACGAGTACAGGTCCATGCCCCACGTGCTCGGCCGGTTGATGCCCCAGAACACGGCGCCGTCGATCAGCGCGCCCACGGCCTCGGTGAGCCGGGGCTGCACCTCGCTCCAGATGGGAACGTCGGCGTCCGCCATGTAGGCCTCGGGGATGGGGACGATGGTCGCGATCTCCTCCACCACCAGCGTGATGTTCTTCCACGCCATGTCCGTGGTCTGCTTGAGCCCGGTGTCCATGCCCGTGCCGACGAAGTAGGCGTTCGGGAGGACGTCCAGCACCGGCATGCGCTCGGTCTTGGACGACAGCACGGTCTTGCGCATCATCGTCAGCGCCGCGCACTTCTTCGGCAGCTCCTCGATGATGGACGCCGACAGCGGCTCGGGGACCAGGGCATCGCTGCCCGTGGACCTGCTGATGATGTCGTTGTAAACAGCCATGACTGGCTCACCTTTCGCGTGTCAGGCAGCCACGGCACGGCCGTGCTGCGGTTACTTCTCGCCGGACAGGAGCCGGCGGAAGGCGTCGTTCGGGTTGGTGCTGGCGCCCTGGGCGGTGCCGGCGGGGATGGCACCGGGGCGCATGGACTCCACGGGCCTGGTGCCGCGCGACCCGCCGTTCCCCGCCGCGGACTGGGCTGCGGCCAGTTCGGCCACGCGCTCGTTGATCGACGCGGCGAGCGTCTCGGCGCTCTCGTTGATCTCGTCCTCGGTCGCGCCCGCGATGCTGTTGATCAGGCCCGGGGGCAGGCCGTAAGTGGCTGCGGCGAGAGTCCGGTGGTACTTCAGCTCGGCCGCCGCGGCACGCTGGTCAGCCGCCGCGGCGCGGTCAGCGAGTTTCTGCGCCTCGGTCTTGCTCGCTTCCTCGATGTCGGCGAGCTTCTTCGCAGCCTCGGCGTTGGCGTTGGCGCGCTTCTCGGTCTTGAGGGCGGTGTCCTTCCACTTCTTCTCGGCCGCCCTGGCCGCCGCGAGCTGCTTCGCGTGGTCGTCCCCGCCATCACCCTCACCCGCGCCCGCGTCGGTGCTCATGGCCGCCGCGAGGAGGGCCTCAGCGCTCTGGTCGGCCACTCCGGGCGTTGCGCCCGCGCCTGCGCTCCCCTGAACCGTCCCGCTGCCCTCGGCGCCTTCCGTGCCTGCCGCTGCCCCTGCGTCGCCCTCAGCCGTTCCGGCTCCGGCGTCTTCTGACATGTCGTTCTCCCATTCCGGGCATGAAAAAAGGCCCCGCCATTCCGGCTGAGGCCTCGGCCGTGCGTCGTGCTAGTTGCTGGAGGAACCCTTTGCGGGCGTGATCAGATCACCGTCAGAGTTCCAGGTGTCAGGGATCTTGGAGGAAAGCCCAAGGGCTCTTGCGCGGGCGATTATGTACTTTCTGACCTTGCTGCGCGCCGCGTCCGTATTTGGGCGAACGCGGCCGACTGCGCGGATCGCATTGTCCAGGTCGTCGGCATTGCGGATCGGAAACCGCGGGCTGGCGCCCGGCTGCGAGGGAGGCATTGCCTGCCCCTGCTTCTGCAGTTTCCGCATGGTTGCGGCGTCAGGGTTGGCCATGGCTCGCGCCTTTCTCGGTGATGTGGGCTCGGTGACGAGAGGATCGCTGCCTGTTGCCCGGCGTATCTGCGAGTCGTAGCCGGCCATCGGCCCTCCCGCGACTAGGCGACAGACGGCGAACTGGAGAGCAGCGAAGGATGCTCGGCGTCCCAGTAGCGGCGCCAGGCCCTCAGCGCGTCCTTGCCGGAGTAGCCGGCCGTGGCCTGCTGCCACTCCTGCGCCAGGGGGCCATTGCGGAGTGCCTTGGCGTCCTCGCGGGAGAAAACTGGCTGTGCGCTGCACCTGCAATGATTGTGTGCTTTAAACCCTGCTGATGCTTCTGACCGATATGAGGCCCCGCGGGAAGCCAGCATGGCGCAGAAAGCACAGGGATCGGACGCTGTGACGCGCATCCACCCAACGGCCTTCGCGTCGGTGTCAACCGACTGCAGGACTGCCTGCCGCGCTCCGTTGAGGATCAGCCGCGACGCTGCGCCCGACATCCGCACACCTGCCGATTGCGCCGCCTGCTGGACCGGCTCGACTGCCTTGACCTTCGCCAGCAGCGTGTACGGCCCCGTGGCGTCCAGTGTGGCGCTGAGCAGTTCCGGCGGGGGAAGTTCCGGGATGGCCAGCGGCGGAAGTTCCTCAGCGACCCCGGCCGCGAGACGTGCCTGCTCGTAGTACGCGAGAGCGTCGCGGGCTGCGGTCGTGAAGCCGTCGCGCACCAGGGCGGCGATACCGGTCCGCACTGCGGGCCACGATGAGCGGACATCGCGCAGGTCCAGCAGCCCCCACACGGCCAGGATGGCGAGCATGGCCTGCGTGGATGCGTAGGCCTGCTGCATGCGGAACTGCTCGGCGAGGGAAGCCTGCGCCGCCTGGGAGGCAGTCTCGTAGCCCTGAGCCACGTCAGACGCCCGTGGGCCTCAGCATCGCCGGGCCCTGGTACGGCTCGCCCTCGTGCGGAGGGCCGGTCTGCTGCGCGCCCTTGGTCATCGCGAACTCCACGATCTGGTTGAGTTCGGCCAGGCCGCCCTTCTCGGTGGCGACCGCCTTCCAGCGCTCCACTTCCTCAGCTGAGGTGCCCGGGATCCGGTGCCACAGTTCCGTGGCCGGGATGCCGAGCATCTGGGCGGCCTTCCCGAGCGCGTCAACAGTGGCGGCGAATGCCCTTGCGGAGGTGTCACGCCACATGATCGTGGACGTGGTGTCCGTCCAGCCCGCGTCGTCACCGGCCGCCTTGCTGGCGAGCTGGAGGGTCTGCTTCCAGGGCTCGGACAAAACGCCCTGGAGTTCTTCAATCTTCCTATCCAGCCCATCTCGGGCGGCAGCGAGCGCGTCCGCGCTCAGATTCGCAACCTGCCCGAGCAGGTGATACGGAGGCACCTGCGCGATGGTGGCCATGTGCCGTACGGACATCTCAGTTGAGTTCAGGTAGTCCGCCAGGGCGGTTTGCGAAAATTCACCGAACTTGGTGTCAGCGTCCTCGGCGACGAGGAGCCGGTCGACGCCCATCCGGAACGGCTCCTTCGGGCGCCCCTCCTCATCCTCGGCGGTCATGCCGGTGATCCACCGCTGGCGGAACGCGGCATACTGCATCGCCATCAGCAGGTCGAAGATGGTCGTGTTGACCTGGTCCTGGATCGGGATGAGCGGCTCGACCTCGCCGGAAACATCCATCTCGCCGTCGAGGTCGATCTCGTGCAGGAACCGCACCACCGGGCAGACCCCGAGGCCGTGGTACTGCACCTGCGGGTCAGCGATGGGGATCGGCGGTGCATCGGAGCCGCCCACTTCACCCATGTCGTCGTTGCCCGACGAGCCTCCCCCGTCGCCGAACCCGAAGTCGCTCGGCCAGTACAGCGTGGGGCTCTCCGGCTTGCCGACCAGGGTGTACCGGTTGGCGTCGTCATAGAGGCGCACGACCCGGACGTCCCCGTTCACGGTCTTCGTGAGCCGTTCCTCAACCGCGTACACCGGCCACTCATCGTCCACATCGTCGTCGTAAAGCGCCGTGAGCTTCCGCGGGCTGACCGGCCTGATCACCGGCTGAGGATCACCGGGCAGCACCACCGTGTAGGCGACGCCGTACTTCGCGACGCTGCGGTGCAGCCCGTGCTGCTTGGACACGAGCCGGTTGGCGACGAAGATCTGCCACGGCGACGCCGGCTTGCCCGGCTCGCCCTCCGGGTTCATCGACAGGTAGCCGTCGACGTGCAGGTTCTCGGAGATCACGCTGACGACCAGCGGCAGGTAGTTCACCACCGACCGCTCGAGCAGCCACTTGTATTCGGTCTTAGCGCCGTGGGGGACATAGACACTGTCGTGGTGCCCGCGCATGTAGCGGGAGATCCGGTGCAGCCGGTGGTACTCCTTGCTGCGCATCTCCATGACGTTCTGCGCGATCCGGATGACCTGGGCCTCGTTAAGGGCCACGGCGCCTCCGTCCCCTCACGCGAAACCCCAGACTTTGCCCGACCTCGGCTTCTCCTGCTTGACGCCGGACGCCAGGTACAGCCGTCGCGCCATCCGGGCGCCGATCACGCACACTGCCGCGTCGATCTTCTTCGGGGAATCCCTGGTCTCCTTAGCGATGGAGACGCCCCAGCGGTTCGGGTGATTGCGGGCGTTGGCAATGTGCCTCGCCACCCGTGAGTCACCGTCGTGGGTGAAGGCGACGGCGTCCTTGTCGCCGATCTCCGTCAGCGTGAGCTCGCAGGCCATCGTGAAGTCGTAGACGTGGGTCCGCATGTCCCAGGCGATGGCCTGAGGGTCCTTGCCGCCGGGGACCGCCATGATGGGCAGCTGGTCACCGTGCCGCTTCGGCCATTCGACCTTGACGTAGGACTCCCACTCGCGGACGTCGGCGAAGAAGGCCTTTACATCCCACCGCTCGAACGCGTGCGCCACAGCGGCATCAACCTCGGCAACGGGAACGTGGTGATCCTGGCCGGCATCGTGCGACGGGTTAGGCTCCCATACGTCAATACAGAAGACATGCCCCGTCTCCACGTGGCAGCCAATCAGCGCCGTCGCGTCGCGCGACAGCGATCCGTCGAAGAACATCGCAATCTCATCGCCGTCTGCGATGATCACCGACGGATCGGCCAGCCGGGCCCAGTCCTGCGGCGTCGTCCACGCATCCGCGGCGACTGTCGGCCAGTTCAGGTACTTGCGCTTGGAGTCATCCGGGCTGGACCGCGGATCCCAGATCCGGGCCAGGATCGGCTCGATCTTCTGCCACCAGCAGTCGTCGTAGACGAACTGCAGCGCCCGGCGCAGCGACGCCTCATCGGCCATGTCGGTGTCAGGAGGCGCGATGCGGGCGTCGTAGCAGATCCGGCCCTTGCCGCGGGTGCGGCCCTCCTCCTGCGCCAGCCACGCGTCGTAGGTGGCCTCGGCGACCGACCCGACACCGGGCTTCCACGCGTTGGAGGTCTCAAGCGAGCGGTTACCGGATTTCGCAAGGTTGTCCTCAATCGTGGCCGCGAGATCAGGGCCACCATTGCCCGGAAGGTACCACTCCGTCTCATCTTGAACCACGAAGGACGACTCTGCGCCTTCTGCAGCAGCGGCAGAGGACGTGATGACCTCGAGAACTCCCTCGGGCGCCTTGTAATAGACCGTCTTGCCGGGGTCGAGGCCGAAGTCCGCGACGATCCTTGACCCTTTCGGGGCAAGCGCCCGAACCATCCGCATTGTGTTCTTTGTCTGGCTTTCGGCGGTCGCCGCGATCTGCACCCATGGCATGTCCACTGGCCTGCCCCTGCAGCCGCCGGGAAGGCGCGGGTCGAAATCCTTCAGCCGGACCGGGGCGCACAGCTCACCGAGCGCCAGCAGCGCGGCTATCGGGCTTTTCCCGCACCCTTCGCCAGCCTCCGCGCGCCATGGTGGTACACCCACGAGCCATCAGGGTTCACCGCATACCAGTGCAGGATGAACAGCACCTGGCTCTTCACGAACTCCCACCGCTGGCCGGCCCGCGGGCCGTTCGGGTGCTTCAGGTAGTTCCCCGCCCAGGCGATCAGCTCCCAGCCCAGCGTCAGGTCATCCACATGCCATGGCGGCAGCGTGATCAGGCGGTCCTGCGGCGCGATCTCCAGCGCGACCGCGTTCACGAGCCCGCCAGCTTCCGGCGCCAGTCGTCCATCTGCGCCACGCCAGCCTCCGCGTCCGGGTCGGCAGCGTCACCGCGCTCCAGTTCGATCCGCAGCCGCCTGCGCTCACCCTCCGTCGCCGCCAGCGAGCCGAACCCGGACAGGATCGACGCCAGCATCACCGCCGACGGGCACTCCTCGAACGCCTGCACAGCCCGCGCGACCACCAGCGCAGCCGTCCAGTCCGAGTCGGTGTAGTAGACGGCCTGCCCCGACGTGCGCAGCGACTGGTACCACTTCGCACCGAGGCCCGTCAGCCATCGGGGACATGGGGGACCCAGTTTCGCGGCCGTGGAATTGGGTGCCGAGTCGATCTCGACTTTGTTGCGCCGTCGCCGCTGTTCAGACCTCTTAGGTACGGGGCCGCGTTCGCCCATTAAAGCCCTCCCATTCCGGGATTCTCGCAATCACGAAAGGCATTCCGCCTTCCGGCCATGCAATTCACTAAATGGCGCCTGCCAATTTCCTGGTTGACGCCATGAACCGGGCATACCGGGCTTGCTAAACCCGTACGGACTGGCTGGCGCTATCACGGGCCGGTCGCGCGCCGGCTCGCCGCGGGGCACCACCCCCACCCCCTGCCATTGCCGGAGTGCCACGTCACCGCAGGTCACAGCGGTGGGGGCCCCGAGGTGACGGCTGATGACAGTGCGTGATGCGACTGTGTGCCGCTCGAGCTGCTCCCCATGCCCGTACCGGCCGGGCTCTGGGCCTGGGCGAGCTCGCCGCGTGCCGCTTGCTGCCATTCCGGCCACCTGCCGTGTGCCTGCTGTCGCCGCTTTCCCTGCGATGCGCCAAGGAAATGCACAGGCAATGCAGCCGGATATGCTTGCGCCATCCGTGCTGAGCCTTTATGGTTGAGCTATGGAACGACGGGGAAGCACACAGGGCATGGAACGCAAGCCGGCGTGGCTCGTCAGCCAGCTCAGGGACCGGGGCATCTGCGAGGAGTGCGCACAGGAGCCAGCGGCCACCGAGTGGGCTGGTACCGGCGAGCTCATCGGCTGGACGTGCTGCGGGAAGCGGCAGGCTGCAGCAGCAGCGAGGCTCCGGCCCTAGCACCAAGCGCACGGCCGGGCAGCAAGCAGGCAACGACCAGCATTCGCGGCAAGACGACTCAGCGACAGGAGACAGGCAGATGAGTGCAGCACGGATAGTGACAGCAGGTCTGGCAGCAGCAGCGATGACGACAGCGCTGGTGACAGGCACGACAGCGAGCGCAAGCACCACAGCGGCAGTGCACCGCATCACGGTTCACGAGGTGCTGGGCTGGTGCAAGGCAGGCGACACGATGGGCATCGACGGCCGCACCTACAAGTGCGTGCGGGTGACGCTGGCGGATGCGCCGCCCACCCGCCGGCTGCGGGCGTGCGAGCGCGCCATCGCTGCCGCAACTGGTGACGGGGTGAAGCTCACGTCAGGTCAGCCGGCACTGCGGGTACGGCGCGACTGCACAGGGCTGAGTGCGGCGCAGACAGCGGAAGCGGAGGACTTCACTCAGTACCTGTCACGCCAGCTTGGCGTGTAGGGCGCTACCGGTCTTGGCGGTGCCGCAGTCGCGCGCTGGCTGCGGCACTCGCCATGTCCGCTAGGGCAGATCACCAAGGGGGAGCCATGACGATCACTGAGGAGCGGCCGCCACGGGCGCCGCTCGACGGGCCCGCGATCCTGAACGAGGCTCGGGCGTTCATCGGCCGGTTTGTTGCGATGCCGAGTCCGGCCGCGCTGGACCTTGCCGCGATGTGGGCACTTCACACCCACTGCGTGGACAAGGAAGGCAAGCTGCTGCTGGACGAGACACCGAGGCTGGCGTACCTGTCCGACGCGGAGAACAGCGGCAAGTCCAGGGCGCTGGAGACGATGGGCGCGCTGAGCCGCAAGCCGGCGGAGATCGCCGACGTGACGGGCCCGTCGATGCATACTCTCATCGCCAACGGTCACTGCCTGCTGCTTGACGAGCTTGACCTGATCTTTGGCGCCGGCGACTCCGCGAAGCCGATCCGCGCGGCGATCAACGCCGGCTACCGGCGCAAGGGCGCGGTTGCGCGCAGCAAGGGCATGTCATCGGTGTTCGCGCCGGTTGCGATGGCCGGGCTGGCCACGACGTTCACCCGCAACCCGCTGCTGAAGCCGACCAAGTCGCGGGCCATCGCGATCACGATGAAACCGAACCGCGGGCGTGTGCCGCTCGAGCGCTGGCGTGACCGCATCCACGATGCGGAAGCCGAGCGGATCCGCAACGCGATGGCGGCATGGGCGCAGGCGAACATCGTGCGGATCACGACCACCTACCCGGACCTGCCGGAAGGCTGCGACGACCGGCTGGCCGATCTGTGGGAGCCGTTGCTGATCCTGGCTGCCGTCATCGGGGGCGACGCCACGGAGCGCATGCTCGCGGCATACGAGGAGTACGGCGCGTCATCGGGCGGCACCGACAGCAGCCTGCCGCCGGGCCAGCAGCTGATGGCCGACATCCGCGAGATCTGGCCGGACGGCGCGAGCCGCATGGCCACTGCGGACCTGGTCGAGGCGCTCATGTCTGCCGATGGCTCCGTGTGGCCGTCGGTCTGGCGTGATGCTGCCCAGATCCCGCACGAGCTCGCGTCGCTGCTGGCACCGTACGGTGTGGCACCGCGCAAACTGCGGCCGGAGCCGGGCAGTGCGCCAGTGCAGGGCTACTTCCGCAGCGACTTCGAGGTTCCGGGTGTTCCGGGTGTTCCGGGTGGCGACGATGCGCCGGCCAGCGACTGAGCGG